GATCATTATAAATCGTTGTGTATCTCATTACATTCTCCATTATCAAATATAGATTATATAAATATATATACAACAAATTTTAAGGTAACATTAATGGCTATACCAACAACAAGAGATCAACATAAAGATTGGTGCCTGAGACAACTCGGATTTCCTGTTCTTGATATCAATGTGGATGATGATCAGGTTGACGATGCTGTTGATCAGGCAATTCAATACTTTCAAGATTTTCATTTTGATGCAGTTGAACGCTGGTATCTTAAACATCAACTAACAGAAACAGATAAAGCAAACAAGTATATTCCAATTACTGATAACATTATTGGTGTTACACGTATCTTTCCTGTCGGTTCAACTAATGCATCCGTGAATATGTTTGATCTAAGATATCAACTTAGATTACATGAACTTTATGACTTCACATCTACATCTTATGTTAATTATGTACTTACACAGCAACATATCCGCACACTTGATCTTCTGTTTTCTGGTGAAGTACCTATTAGATTCAATAGACATTCAAATAAACTTTATGTTGATTGGGACTGGAACTATGACTTAGATGTTGGTGAATGGCTTATTATTGAGGGATATATTATTCTTGATCCAGCCAATTATACTAAAGTGTGGAATGATAGATTACTCAAAAGACTTTCTACAGCATATATTAAGAAGCAGTGGGGAACCAACATGAAGAAGTTTCAAGGTATGCAACTTCCTGGTGGTATCATGATGAACGGTCAACAGATTTATAACGAAGCAGTACAGGAAATTCAAGAAATAGAACAATTAATTCGTAGTGCTCACGAAGAACCTCCGCAATTTATATTAGGGTAGAAGCGTAAAATGTTGTCTATATAATTACATAGATAACAAAAAAGGACTATCTTATGATTGTAGACAAAACGGGTTTTATTTATCTTTGGTTTGATACTAAAAGAAAAATGTACTATATTGGATGCCATATCGGTAAAGAAGATGATGGTTATATTTGTTCATCAAAATGGATGAGAGACGCCTATCGTTACAGAAAGCATGATTTTAAACGTCGTATCTTAAAACGTAATATATTATTAGATGATTTACTTAATGAAGAATACAAATGGTTGTCTCTTATTTCTGATGATGAACTTGGAAAAAAATATTATAATCTAAATAAACACCATTTTGGTCATTGGTGTATAGATTCAACATCAAGAAAAACAGTAAAACAAAAACTATCAGAAGCATCAAAAAAACTTCATCAAACACCAGAATACAGAGAAAAGTATATTGAGGGCAGAAAGAAAATGCCCCCTCAAACACAAGAGCAAATTGACAAAAGAGCAACAGCCAATACAGGTAAAAAGAGAACAGAAGAAACCAAAAGAAAGATATCTGAATCTAACAAAGGTAAAGTTCTTGGACCTTTGTCTGATGAACACAGAAGAAAAGTTAGTGAATCATTAAAGGGTGAAAAGAATCCTTTCTTTGGCAAACAACATGATCCTGAATTGAAAAAAAAGATGAATGCCAAAACAAGTGCAACAATGAAAGGTCGTCCACCAAATAATGCTAAGATGATTAAAGGAACTTTTTGGTGGAACAATGGAACAATAAATAAACGCAGTAAAGACTGTCCTGGAAATGGTTGGAACAGAGGTACGGTCAAGAAAAGGAATCTAGTGCCATAGCAACATCTCATTATTTCCGCAATACAAATCTGAATAAAGTCAATGAACAACGTCTATACGAAGACTTGTTGGCTGAATCTATTAGTATAATGGGACACGACATATATTATCTTCCCAGAGAATCGTGGTCAGATACAGATGAAATTTTTGGTGAAAACTTATCATCAAGATTTGATCGTGCATATCAAATGGAAATGTATATTGCTAACGTTGATGGTTATGAAGGTGAAAATGAACTGTTTACTAAGTTTGGTCTTGAAATTCGTGAAGGGTCAAACTTCATTGTTGCAAAGAAGACTTTTGATAAGTACATTCCCACAAACATAACTATTCGTCCAAGAGAAGGGGATCTACTTTTTGTTCCTGTTATGAATCGCATATTTGAAATCAAATTCGTTGAAGAAGAACTTTTATTCTTTGGTAAAGGACTCAGAACACCATATATATATGAACTAAGATGTGAACTCTTTAGATACAATAATGAGAAGATTAACACAGGTGTTGAAGTGATTGATGATATTGATGTTAATGCTTCTTATACAGTAGAACTACAAGTTACAGGTACAGGTAATTATAATATTGGTGAGACAGTATATCAAGGTGCTAATCTGAATGCTGCAACAGTAACAGCTAAAGTTAGTAATTGGGACCCAAATGTCAGAAAGATTTATCTCGTGGATATAAATGGTACATTTGCTAACGGATCAAATATTATAGGAGTTTCTACCAACACAAGAGGAAGTGTTTACTCAACAGACACACTAGGTGATCATGTTTATTATGACTTCTTCAATAATAAACAAATTCAGACTGAAGCAGATGATATAATTGACTTCTCTGAAATAAATCCTTTTGGGAAACCGTAAATGTTATCATCACCCTTCTACTATAAACTGATTAGAAAATATGTCATACTGTTTGGCAACATGTTTAACAACATTACGATTGTTAGACGTGAAAAAGGCAGTGACATTGAGATACAGAGAGTAAAAGTACCAATCATTTATGCTCCAAAAGACAAGTATGTAACAAGACTTGCTACTGATCCTGATTTATATCGTGAGATACAGACTGTTCTACCACGAATGTCTTTTGAACTGACACCAAATGGTATAACATATGATGTTTCTCGCAAGCAAAACTCACTGCTCAAACAATACAATTGTGGTGCGGCAAGCGGCATCAACTCTGCTTATATGGGTGTGCCATATGATTTTACTTTTGAACTAAACATATACTCTAAAACGATTGATGACGGCAATCAAATTATTGAACAAATACTGCCATACTTTCAGCCAGACTTCACACTAACAGTCAATCCTGTACCAGAACTAGGTATACTTAAAGACATACCAATAATTCTGAATGATGTGACATATAATCCGCAATATGAAGGTAACTATGATTCTGTCCGCTATGTTTATTGGACATTGACATTTACAGTCAAAGGTTATCTCTTTGGACCAATTTCTACTCCCAAGATTATTCGCAAGTCTATTGCCAACATATTCAATGACCCTTCTATTGTTGCTGGTTATACTATCAAAATCAACACAGGCACAGGTAATAATGGCACATTTCAAATGATGGATACTGTATATCAAGGTGATAGTTACCAGACAGCATCAGCAGTTGCCACGGTAATTGAATGGAACAGACCAAATCAAAAATTGATTATATCGGGTGCACAAGGACAATTCAAAGCGAATCTTGATATTAAAGCTATGAACACTAATGCTGTTTATCGTCTAGCAAGTTTTGATGCAACACCGCTTAAACTTGCAAGTATTACAGTTGAACCAGATCCAATTGATGCTGAGCCCGGTGACACATATGGTTATGATACACAAATATTGGAATGGCCAGATACAGAACTTGGAGCCAACACATGACAAAAGTGAATGAATCTTTATCCAATGCTCTAGATATACCATTTGAGAAACAAGAAATACTTGAACCAGTAAAGCAGGAAGAAGAACAACTGACATCTGATGCTGAATCTGACTATAATTTGGCAAGAACAACATTCCGCAATTTGATTACTCAAGGCAATCTAGCATTAGAAGATATGAAGAACTTAGCCAGAGAAAGCGAAAGTCCAAGAGCATACGAAGTGTTTGCCACAATGATCAAGACCATATCTGAATCAACTAAAGACTTGTACGATCTACAAAAGAAAACAAAAGAACTAAAACAGATAAACGGCAAGCCAATACAACCAGATGGTGCTATTAATGTTGAACGTGCTGTTTTTGTTGGTACTACATCAGATTTACTTAAAAGAGTAAAGGCAGAAAAACAATGAAGTCCTTCAAACAATTTCTCAATAAACGTGTCCTAACTGTATCTGCACTAGCCAAGAAGCATGGTGTTGATACTGATTATATTGAAAAACAACTTCAAAAAGGTATCAAAGTAGAACACGAACACTCAACAAAACTCAAAGTGGCTCGGCAGATTGCTCTTGCTCATCTAGGAGAAGACCCCGACTATTATAAAAAATTGAAGAAGATAGAAAAAAAACAATTAAAAGAAGAAAGAAGAGCAGCACATAATACTTTATCTTCATTTTTCAATAAAAATGATTCAATAGATGAAGGTAAGTTAAAAAGAGCCTTTACATTACGAAAAACAATGAATGATGCTGAGATAGGAGAGCATTATGGCAATATTCATGGTGGAGGCAGACCATATGATGGTGAAACAGTTAAAAGTTTTTTTGATAGATTTAAAAATCATCCACACTATGTAGATCCACTTTTTGCTGGCAGAAAGCATAATGAAGAAGATTTTAAGAAAACTATTTTTGGTTTACAAAAA